CAAATAAACTTGGCCCCTTTGTTCGAATCAAAGGATCAGGCTTACTTTCTAAACAAAGAAATCGTGTTGTCAAGCATTTCTTAGACTCAACTGATTCAGATTGGCTTCTGATGATTGACTCAGATGAGCAGCTTGATGTCTTAACTTTTGACAAGTTGTGCGAAACTGCACACGATAAAGAACGACCTGTTGTTGCAGGTCTAGTTTTCGCAGGCTTCGGCGTGGTAGGCAAGCCTTATCCGAAACCCGTGCCAGCGATATTTCAAGATTCACCTGATGGATTTTTACCGCTTTACAAATACGACAAGAACGCAGTTTTTGAAATCGATGCCGCAGGCACAGGTTGCTTGATGGTTCACAGGAGCGTTCTTGAAGCAATGCGCGAAGCAGCAGACCCAAATCAAGGCAAGGATTGGTGTTGGTTTTGGGATGGCCCTGTTAAGGGCGAATGGATTGGCGAAGACTTGCTCTTCTGCCGCCGAATCAAATCGCTAGGTTTTCCAATCTATGTGAACACCGGAGCGATTTTGCCACACTCCAAGTCTTATTGGCTCAAGGAAGAACACCACGAATTATGGCGAGATTAAAGCGCAAAGAAACGGCACTAGCTCTGCCTAAGTTAGAACGAGCAATTCAAACAACACCAAAGAAGAGGAAATCTAGTGGCAATCACCAACGGCTACGCGACTCTCGCGGAACTAAAGTCATCGCTGACAATAACTGACACAAGCGATGATGCTTTGCTTGAACTTTCAATAACTGCCACAAGCAGAATGATTGATGACTTTACAGGTCGCTTCTTCTATGCAAATGGAACTGTCGGAACACCTGTTGTTAGATATTACACAGCCCTTGATCCTTGGAGCCTTGCAGTAGATGATTTCGTGTCAATATCCGAAATCGCAACCGATGACAACTTCAATCAAACTTGGTCAACTGTTTGGGCGACTTCTGACTTTATGGTTGAGCCTATCAATAACCCTCGGCGCGGTTGGCCTTACACAAGAATCTTGGCAACAGGTCGTTATGTTTGGCCTTACTATCTGCCTCAATCCTGTCGAGTGACAGGCGTTTGGGGTTGGTCTGCGGTTCCTTCAGAAGTTAATCAGGCTTGTTTAATTCAAAGCTCTCGTCTTTTCATTCGTAAGCAGTCGCCATTTGGAATTGCAGGAACTCCTGAACTTGGCACTGTAAGACTTTCATCCCGTCTTGACCCTGATGTCGAGGCTCTACTTCGACCAATTAAAAGAAACAATGGTTTGGCAGTATGAATCCAAGCCAAGTTCGTGATGGTCTTAAAACTAATCTTCAAACCATTTCAGGACTCAGAGTCTATGACTTAATCCCTGACACAGTGACACCGCCTGCCGCAGTTGTAGGCCAATTAGATTTCACATTCGACATCGACAACGCTCGTGGCTTAGACCAAGCGCAAGTCGATGTTCTTGTGATTGTGCAACGCTTTTCAGAACGCTCAGGACAAGACAAGTTGGATGCCTTCCTCGCAGGAAGTGGCACTGGCTCTATCAAGACCGCGCTAGAAAGTGATCGCACTTTGTCGGGAGCAGTGAACACTCTGCGTGTCACAGGAGCCGAAGCAGGCACCTATGACTCACAAGGAGTCACATTTCTCTCATACCGATACAGACTCACGATTTGGGGATAGGAGAACCTAATGGCTTACAAGGTCATCTCAGGCCGCGAGGTCTGTGGAAAAAAACAAGGTGAGATTCTTACCTTGAAAGAGCTAGAAAATGCAGGCGCAAACATTGATGCTCTCATTGCAAGTGGCCACATTCAAGCAAGTCAAGCAAGTCAACCAACCATCAAACCAGCACTATCAGAAGGAGCCAAAAACTAATGGCACGCATCGTTCTTACAAATGCCCTAGTCACAGTCAACGCAGTTGATTTGTCTGATTATGTGGCATCAGTGACACTTAACTCATCCATCGATGTAGTTGAAACAACAGCATTTTCAAGCACCGCAGCTCGCACACGCATCGGCGGTCTTGCAGACAATTCAATCAGTCTTGAATTTCACCAAGACTATGCTTCAGGAGAAGTTGAAGCAACAATTTATCCACTACTCGGAACAGTCACCACTGTCACTGTCAAGCCTGTAAATACCGCAACAAGCGCAAGCAATCCTCTCTACACAGCAAGCGCACTTGTTTCAGAGTGGACACCACTTAACGGAGCAGTTGGAGAACTTGCAACTGCATCTGTCACTTGGCCAGTTAGCGGCGCAATCGTAAAGACAACTGCATAATATGGCACGACTTGTTCTCACTAATGCCTATGTGACTTTCGCATCCACCGACTTGTCGGATCATATTGCGAGCGTGTCACTGAACACCACCTTTGACATCGTTGAAACAACGGCGTTTGGTGACACGGCAAAAAAGAGAGTGGCCGGACTTGCAGATAATTCTGTAAGTTTCGAGTTCCACCAGGACTACGCTTCAGGCTCGGTTGAATCAACGATTTATCCGTTGCTTGGAACCGCAGTCGCTTGTGAGGTCAGACCTGTCAACACAACAGTTAGCGCAACAAATCCAAAATACAACTTCTCAGTTCTAATCTCTGAATGGACACCTCTTAATGGTGCTGTGGGAGAATTAGCAACTGCGAGTGTGACTTGGCCTATTTCGGGCGCAATCACAAAATCAACATCTTAAATCAATTAGGGGGAAACAAATGGATGGCTTAAAAATCCGTGTTCGCACTACCGATGGAACCGATGCGACTTATTCGCTTCGACCAAGAGTGATTGTGGAGTTTGAGCAGAAGTATCAAAAGGGCTTAGCAAAACTTATTGCCGAAGAGCAGAAACTAGAGCATATCTACTTCCTGGCTTGGTCAGCGATGAAGCACAATGGTCGCGTTGTTAAACCTTTTGGCCCTGACTTCTTAGACACTCTTGAAGAAGTGACCTTGGTGACAGACCCTTCTTCCGAATCCACAGAGATAGCCTGACCTATCAAATAGCAGCTCTCTCTGTGGAGTCTGGAATTTCGCCGGTGGCATTACTTGATGCCCCTGACGGAGTGTTGGAAGCAATTTTCGTTTATGTGAAAGAACGAGCAAAGGCGCGAAACAAATAATGGATTCACCAAATTATCGAATCTCAATTCAAGGTCTGAGTTCTACTATCTCAGCCATTGAGCGTTTCGCGCCTGACCTCAAGAAACAATTAGATAAAGAAGTCAAAGGTGTCTTGAGCAAGGTTGTCACACAAGCCCGCGAACATATACCTTTTGACATTCATCCTTCAGGATGGGCGCGTGAGAACAAAAATGCAGGCTTAATTGGCCCATTACAACAGGGTCAAGGCCGAGGAAGTTTTGTGCGCTTTGATGCTGCCAAAGCTAAAGCAGGAATCAAATCAACATCACCAAGTTCTAAATCCAGTGCCACAGGCTTCCGCAATTCTTATGGTGTAATTCAGCGCGATGCCGCAGGCGCTATCTTTGAAACTGCCGGTCGTGGAAGCAAAGCAAGTCGTAGAAGAACTCGCGCCTCAAGATCAACAAATCCGACTGCATCGCAAGATTTCATTGAAGCACTTAGCAAATACAATGGAGTCTTGCCAACCGCTAAAGGCCTTGGTCAAGATAAAGGTCGAGCTTTAATTAGAGCAGTTGACGAAAACAAGAAGAATGCTCAGCGTGCTATCTTTGAAGCAATTAAAAATGCTGAAAGCAAAGCGCAGGCACGAATGGATGCAAATTTGAATCAGAGAGAAGGTTAGACAATGGCAATTATTGAACGCATTGTCACTGTCTATAATGACAAAGGTTCAAAGCAAGCTCTCAAAGACCTGAACAAACTTGAAAAGAATTTTATTGATGCCGGCAAGAAGATTGCCAAGGCCATTGGCCTTGCTACGCTCGCCACAGGCGCACTAGCAGTTAAACTTGGCAAGGATGCAGTCCAAGGCGCGATGGAAGATCAAAAGGCGCAGATTTCACTTGCGACCGCTTTGCGAAATACTGTTGGCGCAACCGATGCCCAAATTGCTTCAACTGTCACATATCTTGATGCCTTAGAATTGCAAGTTGGTATCAACAACAATGAACTAATTCCAAGCCTTCAAAAGTTAACCCAAGCCACAGGCGACATCGAGCAGGCTCAGGCTTTGCAAGCACTTGCCCTTGATGTTAGCGCAGGCACAGGGAAATCACTTATTGCAGTGACCGATGGCATTGTTCGTGCCATTGGCGGAAATATCGGCGCCTTAAAAAGATTAGGCATTCCACTTGACGAAGCCATTGTCAAGAATAAAGACTTAAATGGCGCTTTATCAGTTCTTTCTACAACCTTCGGCGGGCAAGCTCTAAATCGAGCAGAAACTTTTGAATTTCAAATCGAGCGCCTTCGCTTACAATTTGACCAAACCCTTGACACTTTGGGTTATGCCTTAATCCCTGTTTTACAAGAACTCGCTGAAGTTTTCCGCGCAGATGTTTTACCTGTCTTTGAGCAATTTATTGCTGACAATAAGGATCAGATTGCAGATACCTTGCGCGATGTTGCTGATTTTGCAATAAATGCCGCCAAGGGTCTTGCTTCAATGTTTAAGACTATCTCGGATAACCTTACAACTTTCAAAGCCTTTGGCGCTTTACTTGTCGGCATCTTTGTTGGAAATGCTGTCTATAACGGAGTAAAAGCTCTCATCGGTATAATCACCTTGCTGACAGGAGCATTCACAAAGCAGGCGGTCGCAGGCACGGCCGCAGGCACGGCCACCGCTTTCGCAACAGGCGGAGCCTCAGCAATAGCAGCAGCCGCAGGAATTGCAGCCTTTACAACAGCAGCAGGCCTTGCCTTTATTGCAATGAACAAAATGACAGAGGGCCTAAACGAAAACACTGTTGCCCTTAAAAAGCAGACAGGCGTTGTTGCTGGCCACTTAAAAGACCTTGACAGACTTGCAAAATTGACTGCCAATGCCAACTTGAAGAATCTTAAGAATGTTCAAATCACCACAAACTTAAACAAAAAGACCGCCGAGCAAATAAAACTTGAGAAGGCTCTTGCGGCTTTGAAGAAGTTGGGCGTTGCTCCAACAAATGAGAAAGACCCAATTCAACTTGAAGCGGCTCGA